CCTCCGGGATAATGATACCTTTCTCCGCCTCTGTGAACTCATACAGAAAGCCAGAGCGGTTCTTGGTGGTGTTACTGGCTGCATCATAATCGTGGGATTCCACATACCACTCTCCGGCAGCACCATCAGAATTGAGCCACTGACGGATATTGGACAACGACCATCGGTTATTACCGTTGTTACGGTCTGTAATCGGGTTGTTAGGTTCTCTTTCGTCGTACTGTGCAGTTATCTTCAGGAAGTTTGTTGCAAGAATGACTTGCGCACGATCTTCCTGGATATTTGCTACTCTCCAAATCAACGGCGTGGAGTTCCATCTTCCGAAGACGAAATCTCCGCCCAGGGCGATGGATGTCAACGTAGTAGACTCAGCCAGATAATAGACATTGACAGAGATGACACCCAGATTCACCGTGGTCTGATAGTGGGTCTGGTTCTGCAGATTGGTGTTGTACGGGAACGCTCTGTAATACCAGGTTACAGGAGCTGCCATCGTTCCGACCTGTTCAGGATCCTCCATATCGAATCCCGCATCGTCATAGGTGGTTGTTTCCGTGCCGGTGATGTTACACACCAGCTCGCCGTCTTCGGAGTGTTCCGGCAAGGATCCAACCTTTCTGCGGATCATAATACCGCTGGCATAATCCGTACTTTCCCACGCCCAGTACAGGTGAACCTGCGGCACCGTGGGATCCAGTGCCGCTCTGAAGGTTACCTGTTCAGGGAGGGTATACGCAGGAATGAGGGTGTTAAGCCAACCAGCAATAGCCTTGTCCAGTTCCTGACCGGTATGACTTAACTGTTCAATATTTTGAGCCATTGTGCTACCTCCTTATTCAAGCGAAGCAAGTGCTTCCAGGACAGCGCTCGTAAATGCATCGATCTGATCTGCGGTAAACTCAGTTTCATAGCCGCCGTCGGACATCTTCAGAATGTCTCCCTCGCTGTCCTTCAGAACAGCGCCGGGTACCATCAGCACATCAGCTGCAATAGAATCTGCTGTGATAGTCAGGAACGGGAACGATTCTTCATATTCCAGCAGTTTGCTGATTGGAAGTGCCATAGAGAAGTGAACTTTGCCTGACAGAACGGGTTTGTCAGTGTTGATATCCGTTTCTGTCAGACCCTTCATGCCGATCAGCTTGTCCATGATATCTGTGCTATCCAAAGTCCAGTCCATTCCGATCAAGCGGACACGACCGGTACTCTGCATGCCAGCAACGATGGAAGCGGTATCGACGAGAGTACCGCAATTCTCTATACGCAGAGAAGATACCTGCGAGAAGTCAGGGCACGCAAACTCTTCCAGTTTGGTCTGATTCAGAATCTTGATGCTTGCAATTGTGGACGGGATATGCAGAACCCGAACCATGCCGCCGTCAGGAAGAATGATACCTGTAACAGAGGTGCCGTCGAGGTAAACCTCCTCTACTCCGGTACAACCGGAAATGTCGATGCTCTGTGTCAGCTTCGAGCACTTACGAAGATCGATATACTTGGCCAAATAGTTATTACCAAAGGTAACAGAAGTCAGGCTGGCGTTCTCATAGTCGTCGGCGGCATCGCCAATTTTGATGTATGTGACATGAATCGCCGGCGACAGGTCTATGGTTTCAACCTGAAGCGGTGCCAGATCGCCGAGACTGGTCAGCATATCAGCGTCGTTGATACCGATAACTGCGTCCTCTGCTCCGGAAGCAGCCCAGACAAATTCGTACTCCTTGCCACGCTCCATGCGATGCTCAGCCATTTCGTCGTTGTAGTAGACGTGGCCGTACATATTAACGTAGGCGATCAGGGAGACATTCGCTTTGGACTTGGCACGGATAATGATACGGTTCTCCATAGAGGAGCCGGTAACATACTTGGAATCCAGATAGCGGAATCTATTGTATGTCCACCACTTTCTCTGCTGCTCCTTCTTTCCGAGAAGCATGGATAGATAGGAGGTATCGCCGTCGGCCAGAGCGTCCAGACACTTTCGTTCCATGTCCTCGTTGTAGATAGCTTCACACCACTTACCCTGATGTGCCTCGAACAACGCATCGACAACCTCATAGCTGATCAACGGCAGGCCACTGCCATCTCCGCGGATGGTAGTACGGAGGCGCTGGTATTCTGCGGTAATTTTCGCATAGAAGCACTTTCTCAGGTTGACCCACAGGACGGAGTTCTGACCGTTGTACACGGGGTCTCCGCTTTCGGTGTAGTCAATGTCTTCCAGGAAGTACTCGAATGCGAGTGCACCCTTGTTGTTGATGCCGAGGGAAGAGTCAGCATCGTAGAACAGGATAATCCACAGAAGCAGCAGCGCATACAAGGTCGGGAATGCGTTCTTTTCTCTCTGGTCAATACAAAGGAAAATTTCAGTGAACACATAGTAGAATACCGCTGCGGAAACATCCATCCAGTCAGGAAGCTCTGCAGTGAATTTAGCCAGTCGGTATTCCTCTGTATCCTGGGTGTATTCCACTCCATTGATGGTCACAGCTGCATCGAGGTCTGCGCCCGTAACCTGAGTCAGATCGGTGGTAACGAGCCATGCAGAGAATCTTTCCAGATTTGAAGTATTGGTGTTGTCCTCCGGGTACCGGGCCTCAAAGTCGTTCTCCCAGCCGCTGCCCTCAGAGAAGTCAGCGCTATGGAAACCGACACGGTCAGTACCGTTCTGCTTGATTTCCCAGGACTCGTCACCCGTCTTAAAGCCGAATACATCCTCGGTTCCCTTGTCGTTGTTGAAGTTATACTTACCGACGAACACAGGGCCGGAGCCGGAATCCCAGAAGATGACAATGGGATGACCGTCAATAGTCTGCCGCACCCTGGGGTCTTCCTCCTGTGGAGGTGTCTTGGTCGGGCATAGTTCATTGTAGAGCTGAGCCAGGACGACATTGTTGGCGCCTTCGCTCGATGCGACGTCTGCCTTATAGGTGAAGGTATCGACCGGGACGGCGTTGTCATTCATAGCATACACTTCTACGGTCGTACCGTCCGTGAGTATGAAGCCGCCTTTGAACTTAATCTTGTAGTTCTTGACCTTGTAGTACTGAGAGGAAGTACCCTGAACGTCAATTTGGGCATTCTCGAAATAGAAACAGCGTTCCGGATGCACCGGGTCAACATAGTAACCACTACAGGTTTTCTTATCGCCTTTGAACTGAGGGAGGACAGGGCCCTCAATGACAAGGTAAGGAAGATTCTTGTTGAGGGTGCCGATGGTGATGCGGCCGTAGTCGTCATAAATGTTGTTCCGCTCGTACCGCTCCTTTTTCAGCGTGCCGACCTGAGTATCAGCGATCCAGTTGTTCAACACCTGATAGCGGGTCAGATCGTTATCATACACACGGATGCAATAAATATCTGTGGTACAATCGCTGGATCCGATGGAGAGGCCGACAGGCTCGGTCTGGGAGAAGTCGTCGTTGTCGGGGTACTGAACAGCGCCAGACATGATGCCGTTTATGTACATCAGAAGTAGCCGCCGGTTTGCTCGCTTTTCAACGACAAATGCGAGCCGGACATGTTCCTCTTCCTTGTACTGCGTGCCGATCTGGCTCTGCTCGGAGGTCAGCGTGGCTTTCTGCGCACCGACTTCCAGACCACGTCCTCCGGACATGCAGCTGAATAGGATAGCATCATAGTTCAGCACATCCCGGGTGGCGAATTCCAACTCGATAGTCTTGCCAGTAGAACGGAAATCCTCCGCAAATATCTGCAGAGGAATGTAGACCCTGGCATCACCAGCAACACGAAGAACGGAATTCCCATCCTCATCCAGCTGCCAGCCGTCAGATTTGAAGTTGAAGCCACTGAGAGATGCAGCACAATCGCCGAACTCCCACACTTCCGGATTCGCCTCATTATTGCTCCGACCATAGGCTGTCAGGTGGAGGGTCAAGCTGTTAGTGACCGCTGATACATCCATAGAACTTTCGATGATGGGTACTGTAAAACTCTTTACGGTATCACCGCAGGTAATGGTCAGTTCAAGGTCGCCCACATCTGCCCCCTGAAGACTCCACTTCTGCTCGGTTCTGTCCACCGTGAGGCTACTTACCAGCTCACCAGAGGCTCTGTATTCGACTGTAGTCTGCAAATTAGCAGGGTCGTAAACAATATGAGGAATCGTGAATGTGACAAACTGTTCGGTTGCAACCGGCCTAAAGGTGCTTGCAATGATAGGGGTTGTGTTGCCATCTTCGATGCACATCAGGTCATAGTACAGAGAATTACTCTGAACCGTGTCAGAACCGACAACAGCCGTGAAATATGTCTCGAAGGTATGACTTCCGTGTGTCTGCGCAGGTATAGAAAACTCCTGCTGCTGTCCAGTAACAGACACAATCTCTGTCGCAATCTCTTCACCATCCAGAATGAAGTGCATCGTTTTTTCTGCAGCACCCGTGGGGGTATAGTAGTAAGTAATTGCGCCTGTGTACTGGGCGGTAGCATCAAAAGTGGAATTGAGGTACAGCGCCACAACATTGATGGTGAACGTCAGTGTTTTGCTGTTTTCATAGACATCGGTAACATTGATGCGGACAGTATTGGGGCCGTCGACAAGATACGATTCCAAAGGGATAGAAAAATCGCCCTGCTCAATGGATCTGTTTATTTGGACAGATCCATTCACCGTGACCTTGAGGGTGCCTGTGCCTGTGCTGATGCCATCCTCAAGGGATGACCATGTTGCCTGGACAGAACATTCCTTACCTGTTGCAATCGTTTTATATACCCATCCGCCGGTGTTCTTCAGGGACATGGTGGCGTTATTGGCAC